AAGCGAACAAATCGAGCTGGTAAAGCTGAACAGTCCCATCCTTGAGCGCTACGAATACAACGTGGCTGATACGAGCTTTTGGAACCAGAGCAAGACGGAGAACACGAACCCGGCCGAGATCTTCGCCTCTAAACATATTTACCTGCTGCAGGCCAAGAAGGAGCGCATTAACGGCTGGAAGCGGCTGCGGGAATGGATCAAGGTCGAAGATAAGCTCGATCACGTTACGGGCAAGTGGTACAAGGACGCGCGTCTCAAGATATTCAGCACGTGCGTGAAGACGATCGAAGCCATACCGTCTATGGTACACGATGAACGCAAGGTCGAGGATGTGGCCGCGCACAAGCTTGATCACATCCCGGACGCGCTTCGGTATTGGATTATGACCCGGCACACGGATGGTCGCGGAGAAACGGCTTGGAATGCGTCTGCGGGATCAATTGCTGACCGCCGCACATCATTTGATGACGATGAAGACGACGGCCTGCCGGTTGTGAAAGGATTTTGGTAAAGGAGGCCAGATCATGGCATATATCGTAGCAATCGCACTGGCCGCTCTGGCTGGTGCTTTTTTTGTGATCTACCGGCAACAGGACAAGATCGACGATCTGACCGAACGCCTGGTAGCCCGCAATCAATCGGAGTATCTGGCGTCGGTCGCAGCTAAAGCGCCGGCCGAACCAGAGCCGGAGTATCAGCCTCGTCTGAGCTTCTTCGACCAGCAGCTTAGAGAGAAGGAGCGTGAACAATGAGTATCCTGACAAAAGCAGCACAGAAGGCGCAGGGCATCTTTTATAAGACGGAGCCGGAAGACCAGCGGCTGACGCAAGATCCGAATACGGAAGAACAGCAGCGTCTCGTGGATATGGCCTTGGGTGATTGGGAAGTGTTTAAGCCTCCCCGCGAACAGATGCACGATCGATGGGCCGAGGAGCAACGGTTTTACAACGGGGATCACTGGTTCGGACTGCGGACAGACGCCGAGACTCGAATGCGGCCGAACGCGAAGGAAAACATCTTCTTCTCACAGATCGAATCGATCGTAGGCAAACTGTGCGGCTGGACACCGGTACCGGACTTCCAAGAGCAGGAAGACGGCGACAAAGACAAGGCTTCCGCGCTGAACGATTTCATTCCTCAGGAGCTTAAACAGATCCGCTTTCGAGAGAAGTATAAGCGTGCGGTACGCCGGGCAATCCTGCATGGTCCGCTGATCTTCCAAGTCCTGCATGACCCGGATTACGAAGGCGGCCGCGGCAATTACAAATACAAAGGCCGTAACGACATTGCGCCGGTGGATCTGTACAGCTTCTACCCGGACCCGCGCATTACGGACTTTATCGAGCTGCAGCGGATGTCCGCCATCATCGTAAAGCCGGAGCCGCGGACGATGGAGTATATCCGCAAGCGTTGGCCGGACCAAGGCGTCAAGGTGCAGCCGGACAATACGCTTGGTCAACATGGGGAAACGCCGGGTTATCAAAGCAGCGAAGCGTTTAACCGGGACCTCTACGGCGGCGCAGGACGAACGTATACAGGCACACAGACTGCGGAGATCCTGGAATACTGGTACCGCGGACTGCCAAAGGTTGTCACACGCGATGATCGGGAGTTGTTCCGGGATATGGCCGACATGGCCTTAGAGCGCGGTGCGGATCCTGCAGAGTATGCAGCCAAGGCGAAAGGCGATATGGACGGCATTCACTGCATCTACGTGAGCAAGAACGGCGTGTTCCTAGAACACAAGGCGTATGTTTACGACCATGGGCAGTATCCGTTCGTCGCCCGCACGTTGTACCCGGAAGAGGGTAACATCTGGGGCAAAGGCATGGGACGCGATATGATCCAGCCGCAAATCTTCCTCAATAAGTACAGCGAGATCGTGATGGAAACCATGTCCAAGCAGGGCAACAGCGCGATTATGTACGAGGAAGGGGCCATTACTAAGCCGAGAACGTGGCAGGAACAGCGTTCGATGCCTGGTGCAATGCTTCCGGTAGCGGCAGGACGGATGAACTCTATCAAGGAGCTGGAAGGCGTGAACGTGCCTTCTACGGCGCAGAACATGCAGCAGTATTACCAGCTGGTCTTGCAGAAGATCCCGGGTCAGTTCGACTCCTCTAACGGAGCAGCGGACAGCCGGGTAACATCCGGCGAGCAGGCCAAAGCGCTGATCGCTGCCGCTGGCACAAGGCTCAATACCGTATCCGACATGATCTCCGAAGAACTTGAGGAGGTCTTTTTGCAGTACATCGAACTCGCCTGTCAGTTTTACACGGACGAACGGATTGCTCGTGTGAACGGGCGTCGGGTGTCGATCAGCCGCGCATCCTTGGTCAGCAGCGTACCTACCGAATACATCCCGGTTGATGACGGTATGGATCCGGAGCAACTTCAGGAACCGCAGATGGACCCTGAAACGGGGGAAATGATCGCTCCTCAGCCCGCAGAACAATCGGAGCCGCTTGAACTTAATGAAGAGTTCGTTCCGGAGTTCGACATCCGCGTCAATATCGGCGTAGACAAGCCGCAGGACCGAGAATACTGGATGCAGCTCGCCTTTAACATGATGCAGATGATGGACCCAATCAAACAAACGCCGATGATCGATGCAGAGGCGGTTCGATACACCGTTCAAACGGGCCGTATGGAGACGATGGACGTCATACAGCGGCGGATCGACGAGGAAGTCCAACAGGCACAGCAAACGCAGCAATCCGCGCAGCAGTTGGAACAGCTCCAAGCGGAGAACCAGCAGCTGCAGCAGGCGCTTCAAGAAGCGGGCATCCAGCTCGAGCAGATGAACGATGAAGACCGCCAGATTGACCGTCAGTTGAAGATCGGCGAGCACCAGCTTAAAGAAGCTAAGGTTGCCACAGAGTTGATGAAGAACGGATACCAGGCTCCCCCCTTAGAGCCAACTACGCAGCAGTTCGACATCACACAAGGAAGCGAATCGTTTTAACGGGCTTGCGCTGAGACTGCGCAGGCCTATTTGCTTTTCACACTCAGCCCCTCCCATAGGGCACAGGAGGATTTACCATGACTGATCACAACGAAGAAGTCGGCTCCCAGACCGACATTGAAACGCCAGACGTCGACTCCCATATCGACGCATCGCAAGACGGCACGGCAGCAGCTGACCTTTCGTCCGTTCGCGAAATGTTTGGGTTGCCGGCAGTCGAGACAGCAGAAGAGCCGGATGACCAGCCTGCAGATGATGCGGGTTTGGATGATGAAGCCGCTCCTGAAGACGAGGAGATCGAAGAGGCGCCGCGAGATAAGAATGGGCGCTATGTGAAATTCAATAAAGAAGACACGTTCGTTCCGGAAGAGGAGTACGACCCGCTTCTTCGCAAAGGCCTGAACTACGACAAGGTTGAAGGCCGGGCTAAAACGTACGAGTCAGCACTGGAACGTGTGGCAAAGCTCAGCGGCTACAAAGATCACGCGGACATGCTGGCTAACCTGGACCAGATCGAGCAGCAGCGTACACAGCAAGAGATCGACGGCTTCGAGACGGTAAAGAATCAGCTTCGCGAACAAGCGAATGACGGGTATCTGGACGCAGATTCCGTTGAGCAGTTTATCAAGCGGACCGAGGAAGCCATCCAGTACAAAGAGTCGGAACGGCAGCGGAAAGAACAGGAGACACGGGCGCAGCAGGAAACAGAAGGCTGGAACAAGCTTTTCGCCAAATACCCTGATCTTGCATCTCAAGTGCAGGATGAAGGAGACGGGAACATTAAGGCCGACTTCCTCAACCCCGACATGGTTGCACGCATTAGCCGCGGCTACGACCCAATCGATGCGTACGAACTGGTCCATCGCGACAATCTTGCGACCGAAGCCAAGAAGAAGACCGAACAGCAGATCCTCAAACAGCAGCGACTCAACAAACGTGCCGCGGTCGAAACGACCAACAGCGCACCAAGAGAACCGGAAGTCCCAGCGCAACTCGCAGGGGCTTTTTCTATGTTCGGACTCGATCCGAATGCAGCTAAAAAATACGTGAAAAAGTGAGGGAACCCACATGGCATTTGAATTCCACTACAACGACTTCGGCGCTCCACAGCGGCGCACGGACCACATCCTTGCAACCAACGGCGAGGCATTCCAAAAGGGTGAAGCGGTAAAGATCGCAAGCGGACGGATTACAAAAGCCGGCCCTACTGACGCTATCTACGGGTTTACAAACCAAAAACTCGCGGCCGGTACGGATCAAAAGCTCGAAGTCGCGATTGCACGCGAAGGCGATTGGTTTGACGCGCCTTACACCGGCACAGCAGCAGTCGGATTCGTTATCGCGGCTAACGCTGTAGCCATCACGGCAGACGGTTTGTCGGTAGACGCAGCAACGGTAACGGGCGGCGCACTGACGGTCATTCTGATCGATACCAATGGCAAAAAAGCACGTGTCAAAGTTTCCAAACGCCAAATTTAATCGAGAATCGAAGGGAGCATATATAAATGACTACACTGCAAACCGCCCTGTCGTGGGATAAAAACGTCCTTGAACCGGTATTCCGCGAGCTTTACTCGCAAGAGGTGAAGAGCAAGACCGACTACATCCCGATGATGTACGACGTTAACACATCCAATAAAGCTGTCGAGTCGATCGAAATGATCGGCGGCGAAGGACTGATGGAAGAATGGTCCCGCTCGGGCAAACAGGTCTACTACAGCTCGGTGGATGAACTCTGGCAGAAATACTTCCGTCACGAGAAGTACTCTGACGGACGCCAGATCGACCGCGACTTTATCGACGACCTGAAACTTACCGCAATCAAAGACCGCATCAAATCGCTGGCTGGATCCGTGTACTACACGCGCCAGATGATGGCTGCTCAGTGGTTCATCAATGGCAATAAGACAACAGGCGCGATCGACTACAATAACCGCCTGTACGACGCTTCCTTGCCGGACGGCAAAGCACTGTTTGCAACGGATCACCCGCTCTTCCCGGGCGACACAAGCCCTGGGCAATCCAACCTGCTGACCACGGAGCTGACGATCGACACGTTCGACGATGCTGTAACGCAAATGCAGGGCTGGACGAACGACAAAGGCAACATCATCCCTGTGATGCCGGATACACTGATTGTTAGCCCATACAACCGCCGTGCAGCTCTGCAAATCGCGGGCATCAATGGCAAGGGCGAAGGGTACGAGCCAGGAAACGCAAACCACAACATCAACGTTTACGAAGGACAAATCAAGGTTGTCGTTAACCCATTCTTCGCAAAAGGCAACAAGAAAGCTTGGGTTGCTGCTGACTCCAGCCGTATGAAACAAGCCATGAAATGGTTCGACCGCCGTAAACCGGACGAAAACAGCATGATGGACTTCGATACGGAGATCGCGAAATACTCCGTGATCATGCGGAACTCGTTCGGCTGCGTAGACTGGACTTGGGGCATCGGCTCCTTCCCGACCTAAATCGAAAGGAGACTGAATAATGCCAGGACCGACGAAGTTTAACGCTCTCGACACCAAGACACTGACGGTCAATGGGGCTACCGTATTCAGCAATGTGGTGAACGCAACGATCACGTTCGATCCGCCTGCAATCGCGACACTGACTGGCGCTGACTCGTCTGCTATCACCGTGACAGGCGCGGCACTGGGGGACCGAGTCCTCCTCTTCCCGCCTTACGACACAGCAGGTTTGATTATTTACGGCCGTGTATCCGCGGCCAATCAGATCAAAATCACGATGTACAATCCAACCGGGGCGTCTATCGACCTGGCCTCGGGATCATGGAAAGTGAAGGTGCTGCGGCCATGAGCAAACAGGAGAAGGTTGAATGGACACTCACCGGACCTAAGGGCGCGGATGTGGAACCGATCGACTATATCCCGCTCAAGCGTGCAGGCAAGGATACTCCGGAATCGGAACGCGAGCTGATCGAATCGCATAACACGATGGTCAGCTATCTGCGCGATAACAAACTGATGAAGGAGAAAGAATAGGGAGGGGCTTAGGCTCCTCCTTTTTCTACGTGATGCCATGAAATACAGAACCGAGTTGGATGCGCTGAATGCGCTTGTAGAAAAGCAAGAGCAGACCAACGAGCTTTTGCGGCAGCTCTTGAACAAAAACGAGAACCCGAGACAACATCGGACGAAAGGGGATAAGCCGGCATGAGCAGTCTTTCCAGCAGACGGTCGCCTTCACCGACGTACAACGTCAATAATCCACGTTCGATTGACCTCCTCACGAATGGAGCGTCGGGCGCTACGGCAAGCTTCAACGTGAAAGGCGACAGCACCGTACAGGTCGAAATTTACGGCAGCGCGACCGCAGGCACGGCTTCTTTTTTCACCATTGGGCGCAGCGGAATTGAACGCGCGGTTATGGGCTATAAACAAGCGGACGCTTCGACCGCGACGACCGGTATAAATGGTGACGTTATGAGCTTCGACGTGACGTATGCAGATAAATTTGTGGTGAGACTGGCCGGGGTAACAGGAGGAACGCTTAGCGTGAACGGGAGGGCGGTATAATGCCGAGTTCATGGGACAACATTGCGCGGATCATTTCTGCTCAAGCTCGGAAGCAAGTAGCGGAATTTAACCAACAGACGAACACCGTTCCGGGTCCAACCGGGTCAACGGGTGCTCAAGGTCCGAAAGGTGAAAAAGGAGACCCAGGCGATCCAGGGAAAGATGGAACGCTTGGTCCACAAGGTCCAATGGGTGTTCAAGGAACCGCGGGAGAACGTGGAGAGGCTGGCCCCGAAGGACCGGTAGGCGTGCAGGGTTCTCGCGGTCCCCAGGGTGTAGAGGGTCCTCCTGGGCCTCAGGGACCGCAGGGTATTGAAGGGCCGAAAGGCGATGATGGTCCCGTGGGTCCTGCTGGCCCGAAAGGCGACCCAGGCATGCAAGGTCCGCAAGGCGCTCAAGGAACGAAAGGGGACACCGGAGCGGTTGGTGCAACCGGAGCAAAAGGTGATACCGGTGTTCAAGGCGTCAAAGGTGCGACCGGCGCGACAGGTCCAGAAGCTCCATATTGGTCGGATGCGGTCATGACAGGCAACGATGGATTCGTCACGGTCACCTTCCCAGCGGGTATGTTTACCGAACCGCCGCAGGTTGAAGTGACCGCCGTTAACCCGACCAGTACCGCAAACCCGAACGGTGAGAACCGTGCCTACAATGCCGAAGTCATTGGGGATCCAACAACGACGCAGGCTCGAATCCGGGTTCGCGCTTACCCCATGGGGTCTGTAACCGTCCTGTTGGGGGCTGTGACGGTCAATGAGGCGCCAGGAAAACCGGTTAAGGTGTTGGTTACTGCGACCAAACGCCGGATCACGTAGGAGGCGCAAAGATGGAGTTTGAATTGCATCAAACATATAAGTTCAGGGATGCCGGGACAAAAAAGACCACCGACCGCACAATTACGCGCATCGAGGACGGTATGATTTACTGGACAGTTCCCGGCAGCAAAGCCGAATTCATGGGCAACGTTGAATGGTTTTCTGAACAGTTCGACGAATGCGGCGTAAAGGAGGGCTGATGATGCTCGTTAAAGAAGTTGTGGCGGAGATCCAAGAAAAGGCTCCAAACCTTCTTACTCCGGATTCGATCCTCCGCAAGATAACGATGGTACGCGACAAACTGATTCGCACGGCGGGATCGTGGCAGCAGCAGACGGATAACATCGCTTCGACCTACGACATCATCGCAGGCGAACCTTTCTATCCGCTGCCTGCACCGCCTGGGAACATCGAAGAGATCATGATCTACGATACCGTGTTCCGACAGCCTTACACCGAAAACGGCGGAACGTGGCGAAGATGCCTGCCGCAGAAGCAATTTAACCAAGACTCGCTTAGTTATCTGCGGCCTTACTACTATTACGAAGCAGGAAACATCTGCATCGTGCCTACGCCATCATTCGACATGGCATACGGGATCAAGGTATTTCACAGGCCGGTGCTGAACCCGCTCACAACGGCGGATATGAACGGGTCTACGGGCTTTGATCCGAACTTTGATATCGTCCTGGTGTACGGCGTGCTGCGCGAGATCACCAACGGTAGCATGGCGCAGGAAATGGACGCGAAGTACCAAGAAGCTTTGCAAGACTATAAGAATGCGAACAACGGTGGCGAAACCTACGCCGTGAAATCGAGGTGGTAATATTGGACAACATGTTCCCTTGGAACGACAACACATCTGGCGATATCGCAAGTCAGACGAACCCCCGGTATGAGACACCGATGGGGGCACAGCAAAAGGCAAACACGGCTCGAGATGCTGCAATAGAGGTGGCTGCGCTGGCTTTGGCGTTCCACAAGTCTCGCGGCAATGACGAACATCCGCTGGCAACGATTGCGGACGCTGGTTTCATGTCGGCGGCAGATAAATATAAAGCGGACACGTCGACCTTATTTGCACAGGAGAACCAAAATGCGTTTTCTGGCGTGAATGACATTTCGGCGACAACCAAAACCGACAACGTGTATTTCGTCGGCGGTGTTGGCATCACGGTTACGACGGATCCTGCAACCAAAAAAGTCACCATCACCGCAACGGGAACTAGCACGCCGGGTCCACATGCTTTTTCGCACCTAACGGGCGGGAGTGATCCGATTCCGGTAGCTACAGCGGGTAGTGACGGCTTGATGAGCAAAGATAGCGTGACCTCCTTAAGTAGTGCAAGGTCAAGGCTGGACAACATGTTCCAGATCGCCCCGTCTGTTATGACTATTCCGCTGAAAAACGATTACCGAGGCTGGCAGGGCGTTGCTGTAAGCGATGACTTGATTTATGTACTGACGGATCGGAATGAATCCTTCGGTCTTGAAAACATCATTTCCGTATACTCGCTTGATGGAGTTTTTCAATCGGAAATTCGGGCAGTGTACACAGCAACGGATCCGCAAGGAAAGTTCATGTCATTCGGCGATGGAAATGTAATTGATGGAGCACTTTATGTGACAGCTTACAACGTGAACAGCGGCGGCACACCTTTGGTCAGCCGCGTTTTAAAGTATACCTTGCCTGGATTAACACTATCGGAGACGTATGCTATCGGATCAGGGACGGCTGAATCGGTTACCAAGTACAACAATGCGTATTGGGTGGTTTATTACGACATCTTGGCTGTCCGCAAATACGATCTCAATTTCAACTTCGTTCAAGAATATCCGCTGCCTGCGATCGAAGCCCCCCACGGATACTTCCAAGGGTCTTTCTGGGAAGATGGGTATTTCTATGCTAATTTGCATGGCCATAATGTAAATGAATCCTCCAGTCCGTTTGCAAAACTTGTGCGGTATTCATTTGACGGCACGTCGTTTACGTTTGATCAAGCGATTACCCCGCCTACACTTGGATGTTCGCAAGGCGTGTCAATTTATGAAGGTTTCTATGTTTGGAACGATAGGCCGAACAATGTAGTAGTAATTACCAAAAACAAAAGTGTGGCAACCATCTATCCAACAACTCTTCCGCTTCGAAAACAGAATACTTTTAAGCCGGAGCTGTTAAACGGTTGGACAAATTTTGATACTACGTATGACCGTACCGCCCGGATTACAGTCCAGAATGGGATAGTTTATTTTTCGGGAATCATTCAAAACCCTTCCAACCCTGATGCTTACAACGGAGCAACAAGAATTTTTAAAATACCGACCCTATATGCTCCAAAATTCAACACAAACTTCTTGGCTCTCACAGATAAAGGTCCGATGCGCATGCCAGTAGTAGGGAAAAACACAGTTCAGCCAGCCGAACAGATCGGAAATGTCAATGTGCAGAATATCCTAGCGTATTCGAACATTACATGGCTTTCGCTCGATGGCATTAGTTATCCGATTTTGGAATAATACATGGGATCGCAGCAATCAATTGAGGTATAATATCCTCATTAATTGTATGAGGAGACCGCCGATGAGAAATTTAGGATTGGATATTGCACGGAGCGCGGCCATTATCATGGTTTTAATTAGCCACAGCCGTTTTTTCTTCACTCAGTATACAGATTTACAGTTTCTATCTTTCAATGGACTTTTAGGGGTTGAACTGTTTTTTGTGCTAAGCGGGTTCTTGATCGGCGGGATTTTACTGAGAGATCTCTACGAAGAGGGCGGATCTCTGATGCGGTTTTATTCGAGGCGTTGGCTTCGAACGCTGCCTGCTTATTTTCTAGTGTTAAGCGTCTTGTTAGTAGTTGCAGTTGCTAATCAAGAGCCATGGTTTCTCCAACATTATTTATTTATCCAGAATTTTAATTATGAGCAAATGTCTTTCTTCCCTGTATCTTGGAGTTTATCAATCGAAGAGTGGTTTTACCTTTTAAGTGCTCCGCTGCTCTTGATGATTTCCAAAATCTCGGGTAAGCATAAAAAGGAATGGTTCTTCGCCTTCTGCCTTCTCGTAATCGCGGGATCGATTATCGCAAAGGTCCTGCATGTTTACTGGAATAATCCGCCGTGGGATGCTGGAGTGCGTAAACAAATATTCTTCCGGATGGATAGCTTTATTTTCGGAATAGGACTTGCTGGTATTAAGCATTACTACCAATCGTTTTATGAAAAAGTAAAAGCATCTCATCTGTTCGTGCTGTCGATCAGCATGCTGGCGTTGATTGTTGCCTATTATGTCGGTTCATTAGAAGCGGGGAAGGAAGCAATCAACCACTCTTTCATTGGAAGAACGATTTTGTTCGACGCCATTTCATTCTCGTTTATGTTGATGATCTGGGCTCTTGAAAAAAGCAAAAGGGTCAATAATATTCAGGGAATTGTTCGTAAATCAGCACTGTATGTCGCTCTTTTGAGCTATTCGCTTTATCTAGTACACTTTGAAATATTTTTTTTCGTTATTGATAAAACAACTGCAAACACATCCGTTTATCTGCAGGCACTCTTCCTGCTTTTATCTATAGGATGTTCTTTTATCCTGGCTCACATCATCTATAAATATTGGGAACTTCCTTTCATCAAAATGCGGGAGAGGAAAAAGAGTATACAACGTTAGAGTGTGTTCGGATTAGAGAGGCTTGCGCCGACTGCGCAGGCTTTTTTTGTATCTGTCGATACAGATTTTTTTGTGAAAGGAGCCGTACCATGCAAGGATGGGTTTCCAAAGTAAAAACGCAAGGAGGGTGAACATGAAAACATCCGACATCATCGCCGAAGCCGACATTCTCGTCCCAAACAACGTTCCTTCTGCTAACAAGGTGGTACAGCTCAATTCACTTGTGACCGATTTCTACAACGCCGTAAAGATCCCGAAAGTCGCAAAGTTCACCACGGTTGCAGGACAAGCGGATTACGCTCTCGGAACAGACATACGCTCGAAGAACATCGACAAGGTACAGGTCGAGAACTTCCGGTACGCCAGCATCGAACGAGACGACTACCAGCCGACGCAGACGGGGTTTATCTTTGACGACGACACTTCCACCCTGTCGCTCAATCCAGCGCCGTATGATGTTCTACCGGCGTTTGTGCGCTACCACAAGATCGCAACGTCGTTTGTCACGAGCGCGAACCTTGAAGCGGTCCCGGGCATCCCGAGTGAGTATCATTGGACGTTGGTGCCGGCACTGGCTGCTTATCTTGCCAAGACGCAAGACGATGGGATCAAGGCCGCGAACTATGAAGCCGAGTACAAAGCCGCTTGGAATGTAGCGTCTCAAAACTACGTACAAGCGGCGTCGGGAGCTGATGCGCAGTGAGACCAGCGCAGTACACACAACCACAGTATCAAGACGTAGGCGGGGTTCTCCCGCCTATTTCTGTGCGCACCATTAACGGATTGAACGCCTATGATCCGCTTTCGATCGACGACAGTTATTTGACCGATTCGTTGAATATGACGACCCGAGACTTTCCTGCTGTATCCACAAGGCCGGGATATCGGACGATTGCAACGTTCGGAAGAGTGCTGGGCATGTATACGTTCGGACGCTACATTCACGCCATCTTTTCGGACGGGACTTGGAGGAGGGGGCTGAATTCCTCTCCAACATTCTCCTGGCAAACATTGACGAGTGGGTTGCCGTCTGGCGGAATCGCATACACCTTCACGGCCTACCAAGGCGAGTACGACGCGCCGAGAATCTTTGTGGCTGGTGGCAGCCAAGTCTACATGTACGACGGCACATCCGTTTCCGTTCTCAATGGTGCGCCGAGCAATTCGCGGTTCATCACGACGTTTCAAAATAGATTGTGGGTGATGTCCGGTAATGAATTGCTGGCATGTGCTGTCGATTCCTCGACCATCTGGAACCGATTCAACGGCGGTGCAGGCGACAGTTACGGTCGACAGATTGAAACACCGGATGGCACGGGCGTAACCGGGCTCGCGGCAAGCACCACGTTCATGCTGATTACGTCAGCTACCAGCATCCAAGAATTGACCGGCACAGACCCCACCAATTTCTCTTTGCGAACAGTAGATGAAGAGTCCGGAGCCGCGAACAACACCGCGATCACGAACATGAAAGGCGTTTACTACACCATCGGTGAAAACGGCATGTTCCAATACGCGGGCGGTACGCTTCCGGATAGCAGCTTCTTCGAGATCATCAGCAACCGGTTCAAAGAAAAAGTGCTGTTGGGCGGTCCCGGCGTCAGTGCTGGTGTAGCGCTGGGCAGCATTTTTATGGGTGACGCTTTACGGATGTACGTTTACGACCCGAGGCAGGGCGTGAATGCTTGGAGCATCTGGGGCGGCGACATCTTTCTGCAAGCGGTAGAGGTTGAGGGAGACGGGTTTAAAATGGCTCCTGCGATCTCGACAGCAACCAACAAAATCCTTCTCTTTGATCAAACGACGGATGATGGAGCGCCGATCTCATGGCAGATCACGACCAAGCCGTTCAACAACGCTTCGATGGCGCAAAAACAGCGGTGGTACAAACTGTTCGTGACCATGACGTTCACCGGGAGCGTTCAGATCTCCCTGTCCAATCAAGTCTCCGGCGAGTCCTGGGAACAGGTGGTATCACTGACGGGATCCGGCAGCCCGGAAGTGCAGCGCGTCATCATCCCTGTTCAAAAGTATGCACGAGAAAACTACATCCGTATTCGAATCGCTGGTCAGGGTACGTGCAAGATCCACGAAATCACGCGGCAGGCTCGTCAGTTGCCGCTTTATTAGGAGGTGCACCTTGGATAGAAAGCCTCTGGGCATACAGCGCCTGAAAGACAAGCCGACCGAGCAGGAAACACATGAGTACATCCGGTCAATCGCTGATGCTCTCGTCCGCATGTCAAAAGAAACCTTGACGCTGCCCACGGTTACGGACTATGGCGAGGATATCGAAGCGATCAAGACGGAGAACGCAGAGACGCAGGTCACATTAACCAGTCTGCAAGATCAGATTGACAATTTGAGAGGCCGTATCGAGGCATTGGAGGGATGATAAATGGCTCAAACAAGCGGGTATACCTACGGCATCCGCAATGCACTGCAGCAAAAAGGGATCTCCGGCAACCAGGTCGGATTCAACAGCAAAACCGGCATGGTCACGATCGGCGGAAAAGATTTTATTAAGCCCGGCACCACATCCAACGGCGTATCGAATACCACACAGGCAGGATTCAACACAGCCTGGAGTTCGTTCAATGCGCCTTCGCAAACGCCTGTCATGGCTGCGGCTTCTGCCGCGGCTAAAGCGGCGCAGGCAGCCAAGACTCGGGTGACGAACCCAACGGCCGCGGTGATGCCTAAGGCGGCTCCTGTGACGGCTTATAACCCGGTCACACCGCAGCAGACGACGCTCGACAACATCAACAAAGCGATTCAACAACAGCAGCAGTATCAGTTCAAAGGACCGGAGACACCGTTCAGCTACGACCAAACGACAGACCCGGCGTACCAGGCCCAGCTTGCGGAGGCGAAACGTCAAGCCGAGATCCAGCAGCTTGATACGAACGCACAACTTCGAGGCAATGGCCAAGGGAAGTCGTCCTACTCGGAAGCAGTGGCGTCTCAGATCGGCAATAACGCCGTGTCCAGCATCGCCAATAACCTTGTGCCTCAGCTTATGGCTGCGGCTTATCAGCGTTATAACGACACAGAGAACCGCGATCTGCAGGTTCAACAAATGAATTACGGAGTTGGCCAAGATGCGATTTCCAATCTTGCAAATCAATATGGAATACAAAATCAAGAGTACTTCCAAAATCCAATGGCGGAGGCGGAGCTTACAGGGTCTTATCAATCACAGCCTATTAAGCAAGCGATTCAAGAAATCCGAGACCTCAAAGCACAATCCGAAGCGAAAGGAATTACAAAGGAGCAACGAGCGACCAACAGCGCGAAGGCTGATCAAATTCGTTTGTTCCTCGACTCTCAAGGTGTGGATTCTCGACAATTCGGAGCTAACGTCAACCTGTCCGCAGCGACAAAGAACCAGAATCAAGGTGTTCGAACGCTACAAGGACAGCAAGTCGATCTTCAAAACAGACAAGCCAACTTGGACGCTGCGCTTAACGTGGCGAACATGACCGGCCGTGTCGTGAATCCGCAGTCTGATTGGACCGGCCTGTTCCGACAAGCAAATAGCGGGAAAGCGCCACTCACGATGGCCGGACAGAACCAGAACTTCCAGCAGGGCATGCAGAATCGTCAGCAGAACTTCACGGAAGACAGCTTCATGAAAGAATTCAACGAGCGCGTGCGTTCGACCGGCGTACAAGAGGCGTTGGCTTGGGCTGCGCAGAACTTCCAAGAATACAGCTACGACCGCAGCCAAACGGAAACAGAGAATCAAAACGCAATCTCCAACGATCAATGGTCGCAAACCATGGCGTATCAGCAAGTGCGGGATCAGGTCGGGGATTCGCAATGGCAGGCGCAGTTCGACGAAGATACGCGCCGTTACGGGTTGGACTATGCGCTTAATCAGCTCGTAACGAACAACCAAATCTCGCAATCCCAAGCCGACAGTGCTCGATCCGACGCACAGCTTGAACTGCAGCAAGATCAGTTCTCCTATGGCATGGCGAGCGATCAAGACGCGAAGAGCCAAGGTAAGACGGCTGATGCGTATGCGCCGTACATCGAGAGCGTGGCGAAGTATAACGAATCGGTAGACAAATTGGGTCAGCCTACAGGACAAAAAACATTGGGCAACCCCGATACCGTTAAACGCTCTATCCTTGCTTCGGGCCTTAACGATTACGAGCAGTACCGTCTCATGGAAATGTATGGTCTCTGGCCGTCAGGAGAACCTATCCCCCCAAAGCCTAAAGCCTCGACGAACACGACTCTCGGCAACTTGGCAAAGAAATACGAGTCGTCGGGGAATCCGAGCACAATCGCTCGTAACGCTGGAGATATCGGCGGGGCGTCTTATGGTACGTATCAGATCACAGAAGGCACGATGCCTGGGTTTGTCAGCTACCTGAAGAACTCCGGTAATCCACTTTCTGGCTTGCTTAGTGGCGTTCAGATCGCCAGCAAGGCTTTCGACAGCGCTTGGAAAAATGCAGCTGCGCAAAATGGAGGCAGCGTTTTGAAAGCGGCCGAGGAAGGTTTTATTAAACAGTCACACTTTGACCCGGCTGCCAGCAGCATTAAGAGCAAGACGGGCGTTGATCTGACCAAACGTTCGAATGCAGTCCAACAAGTCCTTTGGTCGGTATCTGTCCAACACGGCCCAGGCGGAGCCAAAAACATCTTCTCAAGAGCCGGAATCAACAACAAAATGACGGACCGCCAGATCATTGATGCTGTTTACAAAGAACGTTCAGCGAATAACGGGATGAAATACTTCCCGAGTTCTGGGCAGAACGTTCGGAACAGCGTCCTTCGCCGGTTCGAAAAAGAATATCAAGACGCGGTTAAAATGCTGTAGAAAGGAGGCGCCGTATGGGGTTTTTGGATGAGGAACGCAAACGGTTGTTGAATCAGAAGGAGAGCGGAGGGAGCGGGAACGGGTCCGCTCTCTCTTTTTTGGATCGGGAGCGTACGCGTCTTAACACAGGGCTGTCGCTTTCGCCGGATGGACAGTCCAAGCTGAAAGCGCAGCAGCAGCGCAAGACAACGGTAGAGTCCAAAGTGCCGAACATCGGAGATCCGACCGCGGCTCTGCGTAATTTGCCGAAGCAGATCCAAGATGGGATGGCCGGACCTGATCCGGGTCCGAATGCTTCGCAGGAAGAACGCGATGCTTGGGCCATGAAGAAAATGAAAGAAGACGTCGCGAAGATCCAGCGGGAGAAGAATCAGAAGGCTGCCGCTCCGCCTGCGCCAGCTCCACAAAAGAACGGATTCTTCGATACGATCGGGAACTTGTTCAACCCGAAAAGTTACAGTCCCGACAACATCCCAAAGAACTTGGAGACGCCGCAGTTGAAACCGGTTCGGGAAGCTTTGGGGTTCGCGGAGAACACGGTAGATTCGGCGACGTTCGGTGCATTGCCGTTCGCTTTCGACCAAGCGCGTAAAATCCCGGGCTCGCAGTATCTGCTCAACTCGCAGGCGAATACAGACATCACAAGCAGAGCGGCTAAAGCCCAGGAAGGGACGGCATTGGGCACAACCGCTGACTTGTTGGGCGCTTTGGTCCCTTACGCTGGCGCTTACCGGGCAACGGGCGGACTGGCTCGTGCAATCAATACAGGACGCGGCCCCATTGCTTCCAACTTCGTACGCGGTACGCTGGCCGGCGGCGCTTATGGTACAGCGAATGAGCTGGGAGAAGCAGCTTTCGGCAAAAATGACCAATCGCTCCCGCAAAGATTGCAGGACATCGGTATTAGCGCTGCTCTGGGTGGCGCTGGAGACGCCGCTGTTAGTGCGGCACTCCCGTTCCTTGGACGCGCGGCGCAGAAGTATCTGCCGGGATTCCGCAGTACACCAGACGCCCCAGCTAACCCTTTGGCGCTTCCGCCTGGTCGATCTCCGGGAGTACAGAACCGAATGAATGCGGCCGCACAGCGTAGCGTAAATGCGCCTGGAACAAACCCAATCGCAGAACCCTATACATTCGGCCTCCCTTCTGCAGCTCGTTCCGTGGACGATGTGCTGCGCGCTCCAGATCCGCAGCAACTCGCTACCAGTCGTTCCGGAGCGCGAGTCAATGAAGAGTACCAGAAGCTCCGAGCATCCGTTCAAACACAGCGCGCAGCGGGTCAACCGACGCCAACGAACCGCGAGCTGTACGAGCAGGCGAAGGCACGTGTCGACGAAGTTCCGGAACCGGTTCGCCCCGAGAGTCCTGCGGTGCAAGCTGCACAGCCTCAAATCGCAGCGCCTAGAACTGCAGCAGCGCCTGAACGTCCAGTCGCGACGGTAGAATCCTATGACCGAGCGCTGGCTAATGGAGATACGGAAGCGATGCGCCAGATTGCTCCCGATATCGCCGAGAAGATGGCGGCTTATCCCGGAGATCTTTCGCAGATCCCGACCTTCCTTCGCGGAAAGATGTACAACCAGTTGGGAATCAACAAGAGAGCACCTTCCAATCTGCCGCGTGAAGCGGATCTTGCGCCGGAACCTAATCGCACGCCTGAACCGCGTATCAACGCACAAACGGGGCCACAGCCGCGCAACATGGTCGATCAGCGTGTTCCAATGCCAAACAATTCGTTGCTCGAACGTCCGATTGTGCCGCGCGAACCGGCCAAGATTGATCCTTTGATCGGGAATGCTAATCCATCCACACTCGGCGTCGGAGAGATCGCTGATAATGTTCAGGGTATCGCTGCTCGCAACTTGCTTCCAGGTATGACAGAGAAGCTGGCATATCGATATCCACTCAATGATACAAGATCACATCTTCGCTCCGTCACGGATAAACCCGCTATTGACTACGGGAAGTTAGGGAACAAAATCTACACAGACTGGGTTGACGACCTTTTCCCAATTCGTCAAATGACCAGTCAAGCCCAGAAAGTCATGGGCAGGGTTTTGGAGGCTGGAGAAGACCCTTATATGATGTCACTGGCTGCTCGCGGTTCTGATATGACTTCACGTGAAATTTTGCTGAATAAATTCGTCAATCTTAAAGGCGAAGTGGTCGGAGACTCATTCAAAGGGATTCTAAGTCAGCTGCCAAAAGGACGTTCTGCACGAACTGATTTTGAAGACTACTTGCTCAATAAACAAGCGATCTTTAGATTTGGACAAGGAGAAAAAGTGTTCCCAGACCGGATGGAGTGGACACCTCAAAAAGCTCAAGACAAAATCGTTACGTATGATGCTCAATACCCAATGTTTAAAAAGGTTGCTGACGACCTGTATGGATTCCAAGGAAACCTACTGGATCTACTGGTTGATGGTGGCGTTCTTTCTCGCGCTCAAAAAGCAGCTTGGATTGAGGCTAACCCAGAGTACATTCCGAATAAACGTTGGTTCTCGGATCTGGAAAAAGGTGTGGCTGGTGGATTTGGGGGCGGAGGTAAATCTATCGCCAACGTATCGAATCCGATCAATAAGCGTAGAACAGGCAATACACCGGAAGTTTCTGCCGCAAAGGCGACGGATAAAGACGTCAAAGCGCTTGATGGGGGATCTCAACGCCCGATCATTTCGCCAATCGAAGCAATCATTGAGAACACCGACAAGTTTGTAAAAGCAGCAAATCGAAATAAGGCTATGCAGCAGTTTTATAAGCTCATTGCTGAAAATCCAGACGACTTGTCTGCATTCGCTACTGTCATAAAGAAAGACGGAGAACCATTGCCGGGTGATATTGAGGATCTGGTAGATGTTTTGACTGGAGACCTCACGAAATCAGCAGCTACTGTCTTTAAAGTAGACAAAGACAATATCGTACGTGTCATGGTTGGCGGTCAGCCCGCTCGACTTAAAATCAATGACAAAGCGACATTGGAATCGTTGCTTGCGCTCGGGCCGCAAACATCGGGCATGATCATTGATGGAATCGGTAAACTGACATCCAATTTCAAGATGGTTACAACTGGCGTTAGCCCAACCTTCTCGATATTGCGAAACGCGCCGCGTGACTTTGTTCAAGCATTCGCCGCTTCTAAAACGACAAACAATCCTATCGAGTTTGCTGCAGACTACGTTTCTGCAATGGGTCAAATCCTCAAAAGAGGAGGAGGGGCTGATTATCAACTCTTCAAGTCACTTGGTGGCGGACATTCATCCAGTGTGGCGGCTGATCGTAACCTTGTAGCTGCCAGCAAACGCGCGATTTCCAACAACAGACTCAGCCCAAAAGAAACGTTAGGCCGAGGATGGGATAAGTATGGGAACGTTTTGAACGCCGTAGAATCTGCACCGCGTCTCGCAGAATTCAACCGCATTCGAAAATCCGGAGGAAGCAACGAGCGTGCTTTGTTTGAAGCCAACGATATCACGGTCAACTTCAAACGTAAGGGTAAATTAGGTCGGGATTTTGACAAGGTTTTCCCTTACTTCAATGCCGCCCTTCAAGGCATGGATAAAAACGTGAGAATGTACGCAAACCCAAAAACTTTGCTTCCAGCTTTAATAAAGTCTTTTGTGAGTATGACGGTTCCTTCTATCGCTTTGCATTACGTCAATGCCAATGATCCTAATTATCAAAAAATTTCCGAAAGAGAGAAGGACACTTATTGGCATGTCCCCAAGCCGGACGGAACGTTTTGGAAAATTCCGAAGCCAAGAGAAATAGGCGTTATTTTCTCTGATATTCCAGAACGCGCACTAAGACAATTTAGGCTGAATGACCCGGCAGCTTGGGAAAGGTTTGGTGAAACGGTTAGAGTTGCTTTTTCTCCGCCAGGTATATCTTCTGCTATCAAACAAGGAGCAAGTATTCCGGATCGAATTGCAGGAGATACTATTTTTGGCCCATTAGTTCAACTATCATCTAACAAAAACTTTGCAGGCAGTCCTATCGTTCCTGGATATCTCGAACGCCTTTCGCCTGAACTGCAGTCAGATGCCCGCACATCTTCGTTATCGAAAGAAATTGCGAATTGGCCCGGAGTAAAACTTTTGACGGACGGTTCGCCTAAGAAGATGGATTTCCTCATTAAAGCGTACACTGGATTTCTCGGTCAGTTAGGTCTCCCACTTATTACGCCAAGCTCGGGATCAAGCGGCACTCTTGAACGCCAGCTCACATCTGACCCTGTATATTCGAACGATATCAGTACGGAATTTTACGAATACAAAAACAAGCTCGACCAAGCGTATACAGATCGTGAGTACAAGAATCTTCCGAACTGGTACGACGACAGCTACCGTAAATACTTGAACAAGGTCAGTTCTGATATGTCCGATATTCGCGGTCTGATGCGGGAAGTCCAAGAAGACAGCGGCCTTGGGAATCAAGAAAAAACCGAACAGCTGCGTGAGATGCAAGAATGGCTCAACGAAATGGGAGAAGAAGCGAACGCCAACTTGCGCGGCGTGATCCCAAGAAAGTAACCACAGCTCAAGCCTCGCCCTAACCGGCGGGGCTTTTCATATACCTACAAATAGATGAGGGGAGCTTGGCCCATGGTTGATGTTGATACTTCGGGGGAAGATCGGCAAGGAGGGAGCGATGATGTAGTGCCTGTACAACGTCTGGAAGACGTAGAAAAGAGGCTGGCAAACTTGGCAGACGAGTTCACACGACAAGCGGGTGAATCGGTGGCAGCATCTAGGAGAATCGAAGCACTGGAAGCCGCAGACGCCCGGCATGATGAAAGCATCCGCCAGATGAAGGAGTCCACGCAGAAGATGGAACTGTTGTTCAACCGCATTACGCAACAGTTGGACAACCAGGATATGAAGCTGTTCCAACTGCTGCAGCAAGGTCAAAAGGAAGGCGCAAGCGAACGTACAGCCATGGCGAAGGAACGAACGGCAACGCTCAAAGACTTTCTCAAGTTCGCGACCTGGCTAATCGGCGGTACGCTTTTCGTCATCATCGCAAAAATATTCTTTGTACCATGAGGGAGGGAATTCCTGTGTCCTATAACATCATTCAAAGAGGAAACGAGCACACAAATAGCAGCGACAGAGACAAGCGAACGCCGACAGTGATCGTCAACCATATCAGTGCGGGCAGTATGGAATCCATGGACAGTTGGTTCCGCTCGTCGGGAAATAAAAAAAGTTCGGCACATTACGCTGTAGCAAAAGACGGTCGTATTTATCAGTACGTTGATATTCGTCGCATGGCTTGGACGCAAGGACTTACAGTCGACCGGATTGCCTTTGCTACAGCTCCGATCATCCGAGAGCACTCACGAACGAATCCGAACAAGTACTGCATCGGGATCGAACACGAAGGCACGGACGGCGAATTGACAGAGGCGCAGTTCGCTGCGAGTGTCTGGCTTCACAAACATATCCAGGCAGAAGTGAAGCGAATTTACGGGCACACAATCGATCTGACGCCGCGTTATGTGATCGGTCACTGCCAAGTAGATCCGAAGCGGAAACCATTTTGTCCGGGTCCGCGTTTCCCATGGCCCCGGCTATATGCAGCACTAGCAAAACCAGAAACCTCTCCGCCGAAAGTTTCTGACGCTCCGAAAGTCGTACAGATCCTCGAAAACGGGGCGTCCATTCGTAGCGAAGAAGGAACTGGACTGATCTTCGACGGCGCCGCATACGCACGTCTAACACTGCTTGCACGGATTTTTGGTGCGCAGGCAACGTCACGTTGGGATAATTCGGAGAAGGCAGCTTACTTCAACGGACGCAAAATTGCGTCGGCTCAAGTCTATGAAGGTCGCGCATATATTCCCGTACGTCCGATCGTTGAATCATATGGTGCTCGTGTTAAATGGGATGGAAAAGGTCCGGTAATTGATATCATTAAGGAGGCGAAACAATAATGGACGCATTCGGAACAGTCTTGCCATTCGCGACCGCCTTGGCCGTACTGGTGACCGCCTTGGTTCAGCTCGTCAAGAAGACATTCAAGATCCCCAAAAACTATATCCCGCTGATCGGACTCGGCATCGGTCTGCTGATTGGCTGGGCAGCTTATCCGTTTACCGACTTGGAGACCGTGCGAAGAGTGTGGGCCGGCGGCTTCGCGGGCTTGGGCGCAACCGGCCTATTCGAACTGCTGCAGAACCGACCAGGCACCACAAAAGAGAAATAAAAAAGAGCCCTACCCTTATTGGGTGGGGCTTGTTTCTATTTCAATCCATCAATTGCTTTAGCTTCATTCCAAAGCTGATAAGGAGAAATAGCGCCTGCTAAGTATTTGTTCACGGATATATACGCGATTGCTTGTCCGTCATACACAATAACCGGAGGAGCATACGAATAAGGGTTGAAAGCACTACCGCTCATATACTTACTTCCATAAGTTCCGTACGGGTTCCAGATGCTGGTGGTCGAGTATTTGCTGCCATAATTTCCGTACTTGTTGAAAATTGATTCCGAGTCGTATTTGTTTGTCGATAGAGTACCTAAGAACTCGGATCCATCATTCGAATAAACCTCGAATTCGGAAGACACCATCACACTCGTTGCTGCTTCAGTTTGTGCAGGTGCCGCAAAACCAAAGGTTAACAAAACAACGAATAGAAGCAGAATAGATTTTTTGTTCAAAATTTCACCTCCTTATAGTATATATCGACACTTTAGCAGAAAAAGGAATAGCGGGCTAGACGCCCACTTGTTCGCTTGATATAATAAAGTCGATCCGGAAGCACCGGTCCCCGTCGAAAGCATCGGCGGGCTTATTTTTATTTGTCACGTGATTTATCACATTTTCTCTGTTTATGGTTGTCTATGGCTGTTCATCAAAAACGCTAAAATTGAATATCTACGCGGTAATCATAGAAATATAAGCCATGGTTGTTTACCTTCGTTCACCGCCATGTTATAATATTCATAACATAAATAACGACGTATAAGCCTTATAAACCCTGTGTTCATAGGGGTATAAGGCCGGTAATTCAATTTAATTATCACAAAATTATCACGAATCCTGCAAAATGGGCTCTTCAAAAGGCTTTTCCAGGATGTCTTTAAACGCCACGCGGATCTTCTCGTCGGCGTTTTTTTGCATGATTTTGGTCACGTGAGTATAGACCCGCAGAGTGGTTTTAGAATCCTCGTGTCCGATACGTTGCATGATCGTTTGCAGATCAACGCCCGCTTCGGCCAGCATGCTGACGTAGGTGTGTCGGAAGATGTACGGAGTGAATGTTTTAGTGATCGCGGTATACTTCATTAGGCGCTGGAAGCGGCTCCTTAAATGATAGCTGTTATAAGGCCATCCGCTTTTACGCCTAAAGATGAATTGTGCTTCGTGCTCCGGTCGATGGGCTTTGTCGATCGCCTTCCATTTCTTAATGTAGGCATCGAGCATTTGCACGACAATTTCGTCGATGGTGAAAGACCGTATGCCTGCAGGTGTTTTGGGAGGGGTGAGCTCATATCGAAACATATTGAGTTTTTCGTGATAAATCGTTTTGGTGATTGATATTCTGTTTTCCTCCACAATGAGATCCTGGTATTTAAGGGCGAACATTTCACCAGGACGCATACCGCTGAACATTTCAAGGAAGATCATTTCGAAGTCGCCTTCCAGCCCGTGATTCTTCGCAGCATCAATGATCTGGTGCAGCTCATCCCGATTCAGGTATTCATCCTCAACGCTCGAGTTTTCAATGTCTTCGACCGTTACCGTACGCTTAGGCATCATGCTGCCCAATGCAGGGTTGTCCAACAGGACCTTGTTTCGAATGCCGTATTTGAAAACCATGTTAGCCGTGGCATGGGTCTGCTCGATCGTGCTGCGTGAGTATCCTTCATCATCCATCTTGTTCAATGCCTTCTGGTGCACGTTGTGTGTAATGCGCGATATAGGCATCTTGCCGTAGTAGTTATTGAGGAATCTCAAGAAATGCCGCCGCAGCCGCAAGGTGTTCCGCTTGACTCCGCTTTTCGAATAGGTCTCGTACCATTCCCATCCCACTTCTTCGAACGTGATCCGATCGGCCTGCTTTTCGTGGATGCCCTTACTAAGCAGCGCAATGGCCGTATCTACATTAGCCTCGGCTTCCCGCTTCGTATCTGCGCGCCGGCGCACTTGCTTACGTTTGCCGGTTGCCGAATCAAGCGGTCCGTCCTTCACACACTCCCACTTATAACCCTGCTTGTTCTTGGCAGCGACCTTCTTGAACGCCATTTCCCATTCTCCCTTCATATAAATGTCCACGCGCTTGAATCATTTCGACCCTTCGTGCAGCAACGTCGATCGGTAGCGCAAAAGTTTCCGCCAACAACCATGTGTATTCCATCCACGTCCTCTGTGGAGCCGGCAGGAGCGCGTAGGGCATCGCTGCGACAAGCTGGAAGCGTCTGGCCTGCCACTCTTGGTATTGCACCATAAGCGGGTGTAAGCCACGCTGTCGGCCGTCATGCAAGGCGATGTGTCCAAGCTCGTGATAAAAGTCTGCACGCTGCTGCTCCGGGCTAGTCCTGTTGTCCAGCGAAACAATTCGAAAACCTGCAGCCCAATAAGAGAATGCTGGAAGCGCGTTGTAAATGACCTGAATGCCCCAAATCGCCGCAATCAAGTGAAAATCAAGGTAGAATCCGTGTTCGGCGTATACGTCGCAGATCCAAACATCCGCGACCGTCGGCTGGTAACCTTGCAGCATAAAAAGACCCCCTAATGGGAATATATGTTCTCTGTAAGTGTAAAAAGAAACGGCCCCGCGGTTTGAGGGCCGCCTTTTATTTGCCTTGTTGCTTCCGCATGGCTTCGATGATCGCTTCGGCCATCTGGATTTCTTCTTCCGTCCAGCCTTTGCCGCCGTCCGAAAATGCCATGCCTTCTTCTGGCGCCCGCGCTATGGATCGGCCAACGAGATAATCCATTGAAACCCCGAAGTAATCAGCAAGCTTGTTCAATGTTTCTAAGTCTGGTTCTCTTTTACCATTCTCGTAGTTGCCGTAAGCAGGTCTGCTGATGCCTAAAAAATTAGCAACGTCGTCTTGAGTCTTCTTTTTCTCCTTTCGGAGTTTCAATAACCGTTGAGTAAGCATGGGTTCCACCTTATATGTAGCTAGTTTGCCTCATTATAACGTAACAAACTGTTTCCCAGATTAAAAGTTACAAAATGAATCAAAAATGTGTTGACAGTAACAAAATGAAGCGTATAATAAGCATCAGAAGGTAACAAAACGAAACAATGAAATGAGGTGACAATATGAAAAGGGAATGGCTCATTCAAAAGCGAGAAGCCAAGAAAATGAGTCAAGAAGTTGTGGCAGAAAAGCTTGGTGTCAGCCGTCCTTACTATGGAATGATTGAAACAGGCATAAGGAATCCAAGCGTAGGGCTTTCCAAGAAAATCGCAAAAGTATTTGGATTTAAATGGACGATTTTTTTTGAAGATAAAGGTAACGAAAAGAAACATAATAATAAGGAGGTCGGTTAAATGATCGAAATCAAACTCGACTCCACGCAAATCGAAGAAATGGTCGCTACCGTCGCCGAACGAGTCATCGCAAAGCAGCAAGAACAACAACATCACCTGCCGATCGTGCTCAGCAAAGAACGCTTGTGTGAGGAACTGGACATCAGCACATCGACGGCGACGACGTTATTCCGACGAGCTGACTTCCCGGTAGCTAGAAATCTAGGTGGTCCGAAAGTGGTCACACATCTGCTGCTCCAATGGCTGGAACGCGAGGCTGGATGGGTAGAGAAAAACGCAGGGCCGAAACGGAGGTTAGGCTGATGCCGCGATTTAAGTGGAAGGACGCGAAGGCTCGTAACGTCTGTGTAGCGGCTACGGTCATCCGGGCGCACTTGGGAAGGACAACGGTCGAAGAGGCCCTAGAGCAGAGCCTCGACCGTTACTGCGAGAATGGGGATCAAATCTCGCGGGTGGAGCGGGGAAGGGTCTTGGCCGAAGCCAAGGCGAGGGCAAAGAACGCGCAGAGGGTTGCGCAGCAAACGAGGGATAAAGTGAGGAAAGCGATGTAACAGCGACTGTGGGGGCCGCTTGATTACATCATAACGTAAGCAAGCAAGGACTCCCATGCGGCATCTGCACATGCAAGTTGTGCATGAAGGGGGGATAGAACAGTGAAACTCGGCAGCATCATGAGAGCTTGCAGAGAACGAGCAGGCTTCTCGCAAGAAGAACTCGCACACCGCTTAAACCGCGATCCTAGCGGCATTAGCCGGTTGGAAAATGGTAAGCAATCGCCGGACATGGACACCATCATGGACTGGGCGGAAGTGACAAATACGAAAGAAGTCTTCGTAGCTTATATGTACGGGCAAGACGCCCTGAATGCGATATGCAAGATCAATCAAGTAGGAGCGTGAGGGAATGAAGACGGTAAAACGGACTGCGCAGGTTGGAGAGGAAATACTAATCACCCGTCAGATGATAACTTTCGAATATTACAAGAAAGGAGACATTTTAAAAGTCGTGAAAACCGAAGGTGCGATTCCAGAGCTTCCGAATTACCAGCTTCAATACGGGGAAGTTTACGCAGAAGGAATAATGATTTACATCGGACCAGACGAATACGAAGTCATCATCGAGGAGGACAACCATGCTGAAACAAATGAAGCGTGACGAACTGATCCTGCGCCAACACGCCGCAGACCATCGCCGGATGCAGCTTATGAGCATGAAGCAAAGCGGCGTCATCCTCGAAGCCGGACACGACTGGATCGACGGAGAGATCGCACAACTGACCGCCGACATTCGCCGCATGGAAACGCAAAAAGCCCAGCTGGGGGGCTGGACTCGAGCGAAGCGTATGGTACGACGAAGCAAAAACACTATGTACTTCATTATAACAGGCTACCGGGTTCCGAACAATGCCTGACTGGTTCTACTTGATCCCGATCGCATTCATGTTCATCACTTTGTTGCTTGACTATAAACCTAAGAAAGAAAGGAATGAACAGAAAGATGGAATGGATTGATTTGGAGAACGGACCGAACAATCTCAAACACAACCAAGACGTTTTGCTTTGGGACAAAGATGGCGGAGCTTACTTGGCTAATGTATACAATGCAAAAGAAAAATTGTTTGCAGATTCATACACCGGAGAGTTTTTGAAAAGCTCTGAATTCTCACATTACGCAATTATCGAATCACCAAATGACCCCGCTTGATAAGCAGCCGGATGGTTACCGGCCGAAACCCCTTCGGGGGTCGCGGGAAACCGCAATAGAAGGAGAGGAGGAAACAACGTGTTCATCAAGATCACAGAAGACAAGTCGCGTTTGGAAATGCGCATCAATGGGAACAACATCAGGAGTTACTACGATAGTGGAGACGGGAAAGGAAGCATCGTAAATGTTGATGGGTTCCCATACCCGCTTTACACGGAAGAATCGCCTGAACAAATCGATTCAATGATCTACTACGAGCAACGTGAATTGGCAAAACTCTACAGAGAACAATAAAAAAGCCGCCTGTATCAGCAGGCAGCCACATCAACACATATGAAAAGATTCTACAGCCATTATAGCACAGGTGGCTTGTAGAGCGGAAGGAGCAAACGCATGTACGCAAACGAGAGACTGCAAGAAGAACGGGAGCAGAAGCAGGAAGTACAGTTTCAACTTGAGGACGTGAAGCTTGATCTGACCATCCTCAAGGATCGGTTGGAAGACGTATCGGACGAAGTGAGAGTCACGTTGGAAATCCTTCAAAAACTGCAGTGGGACACGAAGAATGTCAGCCCACAAGGGGTTCTGACGGTGCTGGCGGACTTTTTCCAGAATGATCTGAGCGTTTGTATCGCAAACCTTGAGCAAGCCCAACAGGAGGTACATTGACATGACCGAAACGACCGAAGCTCCGAAGCTCAACCTTTACCAGAAGATCAGCGCCGTTATGCAGGACGTAGAATACCTGTCCAAAGACGATGCAATCGAGTTCAAGTCCACCAAGTACAAAGCGATTTCGGAAGAGAAAGTCACTTCCGCTGTACGCGCAGCATTGATCCGGCATGGGTTGGTCATCCTTCCCGTTGAACAGGCTCATAGACGCGCTGACACGCTGACCACAGTGGACGTGAAGTACAAGATCGTGGACATCGAAACCGGAGAACATGAGATCTTGGCAAGCTCCGGCACTGGAGCAGATACGCAGGATAAGGGCGTAGGCAAGGCCATGACATACAGCTACAAGTACCTGCTGCTTCGCACCTTCGCGATTCCAACCGGCGAAGATCCAGACAAGGTAAGCAGCGCGGAGCTGGACGAGAAACAGCGTGCAGCGCGTGAGAAGCAGGAAGCCGAAGACCAGAAGACGCTCCGCAGCATCGAACAGAAGTGGCAAGTACTGGCCGGTAACACGGACGGCCTTGAAAAGTGGATCGATGACATGACGAAAAAAGGCGTCAAGCTTCAAACCATGCACGAGACGCTGGCGAAGCGATTGGTCGACAAGGCGAAGGAGGAGAAATAAATGCTGAACCGTGTAATCCTGATCGGCCGACTTACCAAGGATCCTGAGCTCCGGTACACGCCTGCGGGCGTGGCCGTCACTCAGTTCACACTCGCTACGGATCGACCTTTCACCACGAAGGGCGGGGAGAAGGAAACAGACTTCATCCCAATCGTGACTTGGAAGCAGACAGCCGAAGCGTGCGCGAACTACCTGCGGAAAGGCCGCATGGCTGCTGTAGAAGGCCGGATGCAGACTCGTAACTATGAGAACAGCGAAGGCAAGAAAGTCTACGTGACCGAAGTCATCGCGGACAACGTTCGATTCCTGGAACCGCCGAATCGGGAAGAGAAGAAAAATGAGTCTCAGCCATCGTTTGTTGATGACGGAAAGCCAATCGACGTTTCTGACGACGACCTGCCGTTCTGATGGCGAAGGACATTGGGAACTATCTCGAACAAGTCGTGCTGCTGAGAAGAGAAGCGGACGAGCTGCCGGAGGACAACCCCGGCGCTCTGATCCGCAAGATCCGGCTTCTGAAAAACTGCTTCATGTACATCGGTCGCATTTCATCCACGATGGACGGCGATTACAAACGCATCTACGCACAGCGGCATTACGAACACGCCGTAGCATACAAGAACGCAGCCAAGAACAAGCAGGCAGAAGCGGAGATCGCAGTCAAAGAACTTCGTCAGAAAGAAGCAGACGCCTACGAGAGCATGAACCGCTGGCGCAACGCCTTGAACGCAACGCAGGAAGAGATTCATTTCCTCAAACTGGTGCTCAAGGTTGATTTCGAGCAAGGAGAGTAGGTGAACACATGGATTACTTAGAGCAAGTGGTGGCCTTCCATCAATGGAAGGAAGTGAACCCCTTGCCTGCCAGCGCAATTGCATTATGGCATGAATTGATGGCCGTTTGTAATAAGGCTGGGTGGCCGGAGGAATTTACAGTAAAAAGCGCCCTGCTCCAAGCGAATGCGGGCTTGAGTCGAAAAGAGTTCGACCGAGCCAGACAGATCCTGACCGACCTCGGACGGATCGGTTACAAGAAGTCCGGTCGAGTGAATATGGCTGGCAAATACTCCGTTATTCCATTCCCGATTGTTCAAAAGGGACAACAGGAGGGACAACGAGAGGGACATCGAACGGAACACAGGAGGGACAACAGGAGGGACAACTATAAAGATCTTAAAGAACTTAAAGATCTTAAAAGCTCTTCTTCTGCATCTTCTGCTGGGGACGGCGTCGAATCCTTGACAACCGAAAAGCCTGAGACTTTATACCAAGCCCATGAACGGGTGTTTGGATTCGGGTTTAGCAATCCCATGCAAGCACAGCGTCTAGGGAGCTACCTGGACGACGGGATGGAAGAAGCGGTGCTGATCCGGGCTTTGGAACGGGCGGCACTGGCTTCAACCGGGTATAGCTTCCCGTTAATCGACCGGATCGTGAAGGATTACTTTGCGGTTGGGGCGATGGACATTGAGTCTGCCAAAGCACTGGACGCGGCACACGATGCCCAGAAGCAGCAGAAGGTGCAACAGCAAACTAGCAGGCCGGCCAGTGGCGGTAACCGGCAGCAGAAGTCATTGAGCCTGCTAGAACAAATGGCAGAGGAGGAACGGAAACGTGAACAAGTCACAGACGATTAACCTGCTGAAGCTGATTACGACGAGCTATCCGAACATGACGGTGACGGCGGATACGGTCGATCAGTACAGCGAGCTGCTGGAAGACATGCCGTACAGCTTGGCAGCCGAGAACGTGAAGAAGCATATCAAGGACAATCGATTCGCCCCGACGATCGCGGAGATCCGCGGCGGATACACGGACGCTCACGAACGCCAGAAGCGAGAGACACAGGCGTTCATCCGGGAGCAGGAGCAGCGGAAGCCGATACCAGCACCGGCAGAGGTAAAGGCGCGGATGGACAAGCTGTTCGGACGGGGTGAAGCGAATGCGTGACCCACTAGACTTACCCTACAGCCAGGAGGCCGAAGTCAGTGTCCTCGGCGCGGTGCTGCTCGATCCGCAAGCGATGGACGCGGCTGCTGAACTGCAAGAAGACGCATTCCTAAACGAGCAGCACCAACCGATCTTCGCTGCGATGCTCAAGCTGTACAGGGAACAGAAGGCCATCGACCTGGTAACGCTGGCAACGGAACTGAAAGCGGCCGGCGGCTATGACCGGGTAGGCGGAATGTCGTACCTTACGAAGCTGGCAAAGGCGGTTCCGACCGCTGCAAACATCGGCTATTACGTCCAAATCGTCCGCGACAAACACATCCAGCGGCAGATCATGACCTCGGGCCAGATGTTCCACAAAGCCGCGCTGATGGGCGAGACGACAAGCGAGACACTGGCGCAGATGCAGCAGACGGTGCAGGACTTGCAAGCGCAGGCGGCACCGAAGCAGAAGTTCAAAACGGCGAAGGACGTAGCTCGCACCATGTACGAACGGGTCGAGGAAATGTCGAACAATCCGAATCGCGGCGGCATTACGGGTATCGGCTCCGGGTTCGCGGATCTAGACCGCATGACAGCCGGATTCCAGCCTAGTGACCTGATCATCCTGGCAGCGCGACCTTCGATGGGCAAGACGGCGTTCGCACTCAACATCGCCCAGAACGTGGCTGTACGCGGCGAGAAGAACGTCGCCATCTACAGCTTGGAAATGTCGGAAGTGCAGCTGATGCAGCGGATGGTGTGCGCCGAAGCGAATCTGGACGCGAGTCGGGTACGGACGGGAGACCTGAACACTGATGACGATTGGACAAAGATGACGATAGGCATAGCGGCGTTGTCGGAAGCACCGCTTTTCATCAACGACACGCCGGGCATCAGTATTCACGAAATCATGCAGTCAGCGCGGGAGCTGAAGCGGGAACACGGGCTGGACATGATCATCATCGACTACCTGCAACTCATTACGAGCGGCCGGCGAACGGAGAACCGGCAGCAGGAAGTGTCGGAGATCTCGCGGCTTTTGAAGCAGCTGGCGCGGGAGTTGGAAGTGCCGGTCATCGCCTTGTCGCAGCTGAGCCGGGCCGTCGAGCAGCGCCAGGACAAACGTCCGATGATGTCGGATCTGCGGGAGTCGGGCTCGATCGAGCAAGACGCAGACATTGTGGCGTTCTTATATCGCGATTCGTACTACAACGCAGATACGGAAAAAAAAGAAGTCGCTGAAATCATCATCAGCAAGCAGCGGAATGGACCTACCGGCACAGTCGAGCTGGTGTTCCTCAAGCAGTTCAACAAGTTCGTGAACTATCACGAGCAGTATGCATGAACCGAGTGATGAAAAATTCACATAAACAAGGAAAGCAAGCGGAGAAACGGACAAGCTTGCCTCCCAACGATAAGGGGCGGACGAATATGGGATGCGACATTCACATTTACGCTGAGAAGCTGGTAGACGGAGAGTGGCAGCACGTCGGCGGCATCGATCAATGGGACTGGCCGAACGAGTTTGAACCGCTGGATGGTCGGTGGTACCCAATGTTCGCTGTATTAGCAGGCGTAAGAGACAGTTGGGGCGTTAAACCGATCGCAGCGCCGCGAAGACTCCCAGCAGATATGAGCGCAGAGGTATTTCTTGCCGCTGATCACTTGGTTCCGGACGGACACACGTACTCGTGGATCACAGCGCGAGAGTTCAAAGAGTATAACTGGGCGAGCCTGCCGTTCCAAAATTGGCCGATCACGCCCGTATTTTCCGAGCAAATCAAGCATGTCGTCGAGGGCCTCGAGCAGATCAGCGAAAATCTCGATGACGTTCGCATCGTATTCTGGTTCGACAACTAAAGGAGCGCTGCCCATGAACCGACAAGAAACGCGCAAACACCTGGACGCGATTAAAGGCATGTCGGACGCGGAGATTGCAGCAAACGCCGAGCTGGTCCGCGAGGTGGCGCAGAAAGCGAACATGCACCTGGCGCTGCTGGCGAAGGCGGTACATCGGCAGAGTGAGCAACGACCGGACTTGAAATCGGAACTTGAACGCATCATCGGAGATTTGGATGCGGCACAGCAAAGCTACAATCCATACATCGACCTCGTGATTGAAGATCTGGAGAAACTCAAGGAGGAGAGCGAATGAACTACCCGATGAAGAACGGACAGATTGACCCGGAGTTTTTGGATCGGGTACACGAATCCACGAACTTGAGATGGAATATGACGAAAAGCGAAGTTGAGGCTGTTCTTATCTACGCCCAAGAAGTCATGCAGGAGATTTCAATTAAAGTCGGAGACAAAGTTCAACATGTACGATCTGCAAAAAAAGGCGAGGTCACTTACATCACTAAAAGCGGACTCGGAGCAAAGTGTAAGTGGGAAGGCAAGGAAGAAGCAGGCAGTCCAACAAAGGTAAGCAACCTGAAAAAACTCTAAGGAGGCCCAACCATGAAATACAACGGCAAAGAAGTGACGGAGGAGTTTGCGGAAAAGGTTCAAAATAAGCTCAACAATTTGGGAGGCGAGTTCTTCGGAATTGCAGACGTGAAACGGATGTTCCAAGCCGCCGAGGAAGTGTTCGCGGAGATGGAGCCAGCACCGGTACAGCTGCAAAGGGGCGACACGGTAACGCATAATCTCCATCCGAAATGGGGTAAGGGCGAGGTTCGAAAGTTGTCGAAGTCTGGGAAAACGGCGGATGTTTATTTCAGCGGCGCAGGTTGGTGTAGCCCACTTACAAAGAACCTGACCAAAATCGAGGAGGCGCAACATGGAGAAGGCTAAGTTGACGAAGGCGCAGGCGGAGTTGTTAGAAAAATTCAAAAAGGAATACGTTACAGAAGAAGAGATTTTGGAAAACAAATTTCAGAATTTCGTCCATGACCGTGATGACCACGCATTGAAACATATTCCAGTTAGAACATTGGCCATCGCCCTCTACGTCGGCTACGAAATCATCGAAGAGGATCAGGTGGTTACGGTGACGGAGAATATGCGGGACGCCATCAGGAAAGCGAGGAACGAATCGGGTTACAGTTCGGAACAGGTTCTCGAAACATGGCTTGAAGGGTTCGACACAGCGTTGGAAGCACTCGGCATCAAACTCTAAGGAGGAACGCAGATGAAAAACGGAAAGAAGCCCACGAGAGCACAAAAAGCAGCGCTGACGACCAACAACCTCAACGCCGAAAACTGGCTCATCGAGCGCGTAGGTGACGGGTACATCATGGTGCAGCATCGCTTGACGGGCACGCTGCGGAAGGTCGCGACGAAATGAGCTGCTGGATCGTGTTCGAGGTAGCCAAGCGCATGTACATGGCAACGGGGCATGTTCCGACGCTGGAGCAGCTGCAGGCGGAGTTTGAGGATCTGCCGGCCAGTAAGGTCGAGGAAGGGATGCGGATTTTTAACGAGACGATTGGAGGGTGAGCGTATGGACAGACTGATCTTGCCGGGCGTGTTTCCGAGTGTGAACCACATGTATCGCAACGTGACAATCAAAGGTCGGCGCATTCGAGTGAAGACAAAGAAGGCTGAGCAGGTTTACAACGACATTATTATCCTGGCTCGATACTGGATGCGTTGCAACGGATGGAAGACAACGACGAGCAAAGTCATCGTACGTCTGTGGTTCTTCTTTCCGGATGCCAAGCGGCGCGACTCGCACAACCAGATCAAGCTGATCGCCGACGCATTGGAAGAAGCAGGGATATACGCAGACGATAAGACCGCGCTCCCGAGAGTGATGGACGTTGATATTGACCGGAAGAACCCGCGGATTGAGATCGAATTTGAGCTGATGCTGCCATGACCGGATGCCCCGACTGCGGACAACCGATGGAGCAGACCGAAAACCGCTACTTTTGCCCAGGGTGCGGGCATAAGGGGGAGTAGGTCGAATTGGAACTTGAACAGGAGGCAGAACATGAACGTAGCAGTGATTTGCGAATATTCAGCGACGGTGAGGGACGCTTTTGTAAAGCGTGGGCATACAGCAATCTCTTTTGACCTACTCCCTTCGGAGAAGCCAGGCGGACACATCCAGTATGACGTATTGAAAATGCCGCGGGACTTCTGGGAACAGTTCGACTTGGCGATTTGCCACCCGCCCTGCACGCACCTGGCCGTATCCGGGGCGCGTTGGTTCAAGGATAAGCAGCAAGAACAGGTGGAGGCGCTGGAATTCGTGCGTTTCCTGATGGATCTCCCAATCGAGCGAATCGCAATCGAAAACCCGGTTTCTATCATCAGCAGTCGGATCAGGAAGCCGGACCAGATTATCCAGCCTTGGCAGTATGGGCATGGCGAAACGAAGGCGACCTGCCTCTGGCTCAAAAACCTTCCGCTGCTGGAGGCCACGAATATCGTGGAAGGCCGCGAAGCAAGGGTCCATATGATGCCGCCTGGTCCAGATCGTTGGAAGGAGCGCAGCCGTACATTCGAGGGGATCGCAGAGGCGATGGCTGACCAATGGCAGCGCGCAGGTGAAGTGGCTTGGATCGTATGACTGCCTGGATCACCACCCACACCGGATCCTGCCCAGGGTGCGGGCATAAGGGGGAGCAGGGAGGAGAAGAAAATGGACTATAAACTGAAACGCACGACGGCGATCGCTACGACATTGAGCGCCTACGCAGACGATGGTAAGCCGGGACCGTGGACAGTCGCATACAGCGGAGGCAAAGACTCGACGGTCACGCTGGATATTGTGATCCGGTCGCTGATGCAACTCGCCAAGTACAACCGGGACGCGCTCAAACGCAAAGTGTACATCACGACGGCAGATACAAAGCTCGATTTCGTCACCGACCCACTCAAACATCGCGAATTGCAGAAAATCCAACGAGTAATCGAAGAAAACAAGCTCCCGGTCGAAATCGTCGAAGTCAGCGCTCCAGACGATCAAAGCTTTATGTACTACGTAATTGGGCGAGGATACCCCTTGCCGAAAAGCAGAGTGAATCGTTGGTGCACGGATCGCATGAAAATCAGACCACAACAAAAAGCAATGAAGGAAATTCAGCCAGTTTACAGCACGATGGGCGTTAGGCTAAGCGAAACAACCGAACGGCGTAGAAGCATCGAAGGTCGCCGAGAATCAGAATATTTCAGCGAAGACGCCTTCTACCCGATCGTGAACTTTACTCTGGATGACATTTGGGCCTACCTGGTCCATGAAGGCATGGCGTGGGGCGACGCGGAGGAATTGGGCCAGCTCTACAAGGACGCCACCGGCGAATGCGGGCTGCGGCAGCGCAAGGCTGGTGCGGACGAAAAGAACGACGACCCTTGCGGCGCACGAACCGGCTGCATCATCTGCCCGGTCGTCACGATCGACAAAAGCTCGCAGGAGTTCGCCAAGACCCACCCGTGGCTGCAACCTTACGTCAATCTGCGCAACCTGATGATCGACATGTACAAGCAGCCGCTCAATAAGGCGGGCAGAATGCGGGACGGACGGGTCTTGGAGTATGGAAAGGGCACATTCACCGTCAAAGCCCGGATGAAGCTGTACGAGGCCGTCAAGCAGGCAGAGCAGGAAAATGCAGAACTATGCGCCATGTACGGAGCCGAGCCGCAAAAGCTCATCTACTCCGAAGAGCTGGACAAGCTTATTCGGGATCAATGGGCTGAGGACTTGGTGCAGTGCCCGTGGGTCGAGGATGCCGCGGAGGTAGGGCGGTTCTGCGAATCGAAGATCCGCGGTCTGACGGACGGGTATCAGCTCGTTTGGAACACGGACTTCGACACACCGGAATTGCTGACATAACTCGGATCGAGGAAGCTCCGGCGGAACCGGGGCAGATGACACTATTTTAAGAGGAGCGGATAAACATGCCAAACTGGGCAGAAGGAACATTGAAAATCAGAGGTACCCGTGAAAACATTCGTAATTTTGTTTTGAACGGGCTCAAACCACTGGCAACTGTGGCGCAGGTTTTCGCGAGCGTAAAAGGTGAACCAATCCCCGAAACCAAAGGGTTTGAAGTCAAATCGGACGACGAGGACAATCTTTGGATTGAAAGCGAAGATGGATTCGGCATCGAAGGCGCCACAAGAAATTTCATCGATTCGAACTATATCGACATCTACTGGAACAGCGGCGATGAAGATATAGTCACGTTTGATTACAAGGCTGCATGGGGACCGGATACTGAAGCGCTTTTGAAATTGGCGAAAAAGTACGAGATTGACATTCGGATTTATGTTTTTGAAAACGGAATGGAATACAACGCCGAATTTGAAGTCAGCCGCACCGGAGATGTTATTTTGAATCGGGAAATCAAGTTCGATGATTACAAGTGGCAATGTCCCATGCCAAACATGGGCGGGTAATGGGTCGCGCCCTCATGGCCTTACCCGCAGTCCTGATCTACCTCGTGGTGATCGGGCTGGCGGGATACGGGCTGCTGACGCTGGTACGGATGATGTTCGGATAAACCAACACGCCCGGCTAAGGAGGGGGTTTAATGACCGTAACGAAAACCGGTGCTTTTAGAGACAAAGAATGTACATGCGAATGCGGAAACAAACACGAACTGTACGGAGGCATCGGATACAAAACGATCAGCTGTGAGTCTGGATATGGAAGAAGCATTGGCAGAGGGGTCTACAGAAAGACGGTTTCCTGTCGCAAGTGTGGCGCTGTAAGCAAGTTTGAGGATGTCGATTGAGCCGGATCATTTATCTCTACGGGGCATATAAGGAGGACTGCACATGTACGGAGATTCACTTCCGGTCGTGATCTTGACGATGCTTCTCGTGGGCTGCCTGACGTTCGGCGCGGCCGGATTCGCTCTTGGATGGGCGGTATGGGGCGCCGAGATCGTGACGTTAAAGCAGGTCGGAATCGGGGCGCTAGTGATCGTTGGACTCGCTGCTGCTGGATGGATCGGGAATAAAATTGCTCGTTTGAGCACATAAGGAGCGTGGGACGGATGAAGACGGAAAAGCGTCATGCGAAAGAAGGAGAACGCATTTTGATTGTTGATGCTCGGGATACGTGGGACGAATACGCGAACGGTGACGTGTTGGAAGTAACGCTGATTTCGCAGGACGACGATTCTTTCGGAGGTTGGGTTGATGAATTTTCCGGGTCAAGCCCTTTGTTTGCTGGGATCGCGCCAGACGAATACGAAGTCATTGTAGGGGAGGAAACAGAGGTATGAGCCAAACACTAACTGTCGGAGGTACAGTTCGACACAAGGGATCTGAGCGTGATCTCGGCAGAGGAGAGGTGCTTGCTGTCGTTCGAACTGGGTACGCCAGAGTCTTGTGGACAGAACTGAGAGACGATAACGGGCTGACGGATGAAGAAGCGAAAGGGACGTATCGGATCGATAATTTGGAGGTGCAGGAATGAGCCAAGAGAGAACAGAGCAGCGGGACCCGATCGCCGATATGCAAATGGCCCAAGCAGCAGAAACACGGGCGGCCGAGGTACGGCATCGCATGGAGACCACCGAACGGAACCCGATCATCGCTGAAACAAACGGGGCGAAGCTGATCAGGGACAAGCTCTTCGGAGACTTGGAGATAGCAACGGCGCTTCGGTACTATATCGAGCTGTCCGAACAACGCCGCGAAGAACGCGACAGCAATCAGCGGCTGCACATTCAGAGCCTAGAGGAAATCGACCGCCTGAACGCCGTAATCGAGAGTCAGGCAGAAATAAACGCTCAATGGATCGACCGACTTAAAGACGCTTCCGCGATTGTAGCGGATAGAGATAAGAAGATCACGGACCTGACGGCGAAGGTGCAGGAACGGGACCACCTTCTCCAACATCGGGATCGCATTATCGAATCACACACAGTTGAACAAAAGACTGTTCAAAAGCTTTTAAGGCAGGTCGAGGAGCGGGATAAGGAGATCGAGCGGATGCGGGCGGCGCTGTATAAGGCTTACGAAGAAATCGGGCACATCTACGGCGCTAAACCATCAGAAGTCGAGGGAATGGCGGTTGCTGCTCGCGTGAAGATCAGAGAAGTCCTAGCCCTGAAAGGAGCGGAATAAACCATGTGGGATCTATACGTACCTGGGATGCTCAAGCGAGGAGAATGGGTGCAAACGTGGGATGCGATCAACGAGGAGCCGTTCTTCGGCGAGTTTCGGCCGGGAAGCGATAAGGGATACGGAGACTTCGTAAAACAGAGCGGCGATCGCATCGGGGAAGAGACGGTGACGCACATCCAGTGGGTCACACCGCCAGAAGGCAGAAGGGGGCATTGGGAATGATCGCCGAGCAGAAATACTACGACCAGGCTGCGGCCAATGACATCAAGGTCCGGACGTTCGAAAATCGGATCAAGCGGCACAAATGGGACCCGGAGACAGCCAGCACAACGCCGCCTACGATCAACGCAGATCGCATTAAAAAGAAAATGGCGCAGCTGGAGCGGCAAAAGGCCGGGAACGCGGATCGAGTCATCTGGACGCCGGAGCAGATTGAAGCGCATTTGGAGCGAATTGGCCCGGATAAAAACTTCGAGCTGTTTTACGAGCAGAAGAAGCGGCGGAACGGGAAGTATTACACAGCCGAGGAGGCGTGGGTATGAGCATCGATGACCAAAACAACCATCCGCTGTACAAGAGCGCACATGATCGCTTTATGCGGGCCGAGGAGCAGCAGAACATCAAGGCGGCTACTAAGTATCCCGAGCCACTGAATCCGGCGTCATGGAGCGCTGAGGAGCTGGGTGACCACTATGCGCAGGAGTCGGTGGATCAAGGGCGGTATGTGGAGGCGTTAGTGGCGAAGTGCCGCAGGTTGGTGGATGATATCGATCAAATACAAGAGTTAATCGAAGAATCGATTGTGCATGCTGGACGAATAAAATTCGCTTCATACGATGGTACTCCTATGCAACGCGAGGCTGAGCGAACATGTGATGTTCTGAATGTCGTGCTGAGAAAGATTCGGGAAACACAAAAGGGAGCTGAAACGAAATGAGCATCGTACACAAGCAGATCAGCCCGGTCGGGCCAACAGGGATTGAGCGGGAGACTTGGGATACGTACCGGTTAATGCGGCATCTGGAGCTGATTGGGCCGGATAAGCATCTGGGCGAGCACAAACCCGGCGTGTGGTTCGCATCGTCGGACGAGCGCAAGGAGTACAAGCGGAAAGTGGACCAGACCGTTTTTGTGAAAACGGAGTACGGCGAAGCGCTGCGAGAAGTGCCCGGACATCGGCATTACTACGCGACCGAAGACGGCGACATTTACTCGGGACGGTCGGGGAAGCTCAAAAAGATGAAGCTGCACAACGGCAAGTATGTATCGATCATGGGCAGACAAGGCAATCAGGTCAATGTGTCGGCGATCACGCTGACGAATATGGCGTGGGAATGATGATACCTGATTGGTGGATCGGGCCTGCTATGATTGCGTGCATTGCAATTATCGTTTTGTGTGAACTTTTCGGTCCAAGCTCGTCATCTGAAGCGGATCTAAAAAGGATGGATAGACTTCAAGAAAAGCTGCAAGAAGCCGATCGCAAACTTCAGCAACTGAACACTAAACCAAGCTCGGAAAATTACATCAAAAACACTGGGAAGTCCATTCTTTTCGAAGAGATGTGCGAGATGCACAAAAATAGGGAACTCAAGGATCTGAACGAGGAAGAGGACTTTATCGACAAAATGCTGCGTGATGCCGGGAGTCGGGAATGAAGACATAGAAAAACCCCGCAAGCTTGGCGGCCAGGCGGGGCGATTGAGAGGGATCTCGCTTCTATTATAACACGAGGGTGGGGATCTGAGTGGGTAATCAGGCGAGAGTGGAGCAGATGTCGTTTAAGGTTTCGGAGATTGACCACTACAAGACCCGCGAGCGCGTCGAAGAGTACATTGACACCGCACTCGCGATGCGCGATACCGACGGCGTGCGAAAAGAGACTGCGATGACCCCAAACTATGCGCCGCGCGACTACACGAGCAACGCGCAGACGGGCAAGCCGGTGGAGGATGCTGCAATCGCCAATGTGGAGGCGGATGCGATGCGGCAGCACTGGATTATGCTCCAGCGAGCGTTGTTGGTCTTGCGTCCCGAGGAGCGTAGACTCATTGAGCTGCGGTACTTGGGTGAGGACACGCTGTACGATTATCAAGTGTATAACCAGATGGGGATGAGTGACCGGACGTACAAACGTCTTAAAAACAAGGCGATCAAGCGGCTGGCGATTAAACTTAACATTGAGGTTTGGAAATAAATAAAGCCCGCTCAGGAGAGATCCTGTGGCGGGCTTTATTGTTATACCATTATTGATTGTTTCGGATAGTTTTCATATGTTCCGCAAACTCGTCATAAGAACCCCAGAACAGTTCTCCGTATCCGAACTTTTTAATGATTACGACATCGAATTTAATCCAATCATCCTTTTGGTTATCGATAAATCGTTCGGCCCATTCATAAGCTTCGAGGTCTGTTTCATAGTTCCGTGGGCATTCCAGCACTCCGCCGACGCCTTGACCCTCGCGCCGTTGTTTTTTTGCGAATCCGATATCATAAGTTACCATGTGATTTCCTCCTGCGTTTAAAGCCCGTCGGCTATTGTTTGAGTACGCTTGCCTTTACGATTAACCACGTGTTCTTTTTCCCGATCCTCGCTTCGTAGATGCCAGATTTGCAGCGTCTTTGAATCGTTTTGGCTGTATCGCCGGTGAGCTCTACAGCTTCTTCGACGGTTATGACTTCTTCAAGTATATTCATGGTGTTTGCTCCTTATGCTCCGATAATTTCCCATTCTTCCCCGGTAATGTCCCAGCCGGCGTTTTCTCCGGTGATCCAGTAGTAGTCCGAATCCATGTACAGCTTTTCGAGTGCTGTTTGCATGTCGTCATCTTCTGCGAACCCGGCATCAGTTGGCCGAACGACTTCATAAGTGAAATCTTCTATCCCCATTTCTCGAGCGGCAGCCAATGTGTGGTGACCGTCAAGCAAAACGTAAACGGCTTCGCCTTTAGTGTCTGTTCCGACTTGGGCAATTCTCAATTCCACTTCTCCATGCTGTTCGAGTTGGTGTTTCTTTTCTTCTACCACGTCTGTGTCAATGTGTCTTTGGCTGCTGATAATGTTCATTTTATTTCCTCCTCGTTTGTCGCAATCGCGACTTCTTATGAGTCAAATATAGCATGTCGCAATCACGACGTCAACAGGTATTTTAAAAGTTTTTACGCGGCCCCTTTTATGGCCTAAAGTTGGCCTATTTATTCCGCACAACTGTGCTAAAATGGTAGTAGGTAAAGAGCGGGCACCGACGGCGGCACGCCCCCACGCGCTGGACGGTGCTTGTGTTTATATGTCTCGGTAGCTCAGTCGGTAGAGCCGTGGTGCGCTGGTTCAATTCCAGTTCGAGGCATTGTTTCCTCCGTTGACCCTTCGGGGTCTTTTTTATTTGATTTGAAAGGGTGATGAACATGTATAAGAAGACACCGGAAGAACAAAAGGCAACGCTGGATCGTAGTCTGACGAATATCAAGCCGAGCGAAGACGCAATCGAGCGCATCGAGCAGTTGCGTGAAGCTGCTAAATCGTTGGGGCACCAGATCATCGACCTCTGTCCGGACAGCCGGGAGAAGTCGCTGGCACTGACGCACCTGGAAGAAACGGTAATGTGGGGCGTTAAGTCGATCGTCTTGGAAAGCAATTAGGAAGGGTGATGGGTGTGACATTCAGTGCCAATCTTGGTGGATGGGGAATTATTATCGCCTACACAATGTTTTGCTTGCTAGTTGGATATTGCGTCGGAGAATGGAAAGCGAAAAGAGGTGTGAAATGAAACTCCACACAGACGGAACCATCGAGGGAACGCCGGAGGAAGTGGCGGCTTATAAGCGGGAGATGTATCCGGTGCTTGTAACGGAAGGGCGGATCAAACCGCCGGACTTCCCTTTGCCGGGAGTGAATGTACGTCCGTCGGAAGTGACTCATGCCATTTCACAAAGCACGATTGCGAGCACAGGGCAGAGCTTGAAGGAACCGTTCAGCTGGAACGAATGGACAGGTGTATTAGAAAAGATGGACCGCGTGCGAGCATTCAAGTTCCCTAAAAGGTGGCTTGAGCGCTATACGGTTCTTGAACTGCTAGAGGAAGTCGATAAACGCAAGAAAGTCGCAAGGGAAACTGGAATGTACTTGTAACCCCGCAAACTAAACCCCAAACGCGCAGGAGGTGACGCGGAGTAGGGTGAGCGGACGCATTATATAGAAGGAAAGGAGCTGCGGTGATGGAGTTGACTCCTAAGCAGGAAATGTTCGTTAAAGAATACCTGGTGGATCTCAACGCCACACAGGCGGCTATCAGAGCGGGATACAGTGAAAGGACGGCTCGTGCAATCGCGAATGAAAACTTGACAAAGCCTTACATTCAAGAGGCAATTCAGAAAGCAATGGACATCCGCTCTAAACGCGTACAGATCACGGCTGATCGTGTGTTGGAAGAGTATGCACGTATTGCTTTCTTCGACCCGCGTAAGCTGTATAACGACGATGGCACGCCTGTAGACTTGTCGCAACTGGATGAGGACACGGCTCGTGCAGTCATCAACATTGATGTGTATGAAGAGTTTACGGGATTCGGTGAGAACCGCGAGCAGATCGGTGTGACGAAAAAGTATAAGGTCGCGGATAAGGTGCGGGCTTTGGATAGCTTGGCGAAGCATCTTGGCATCTTGACGGATAAGGTCGAAATGTCCGGCGCTGGAGGTGGCCCGATGCAGGTTATCTTTGACGCTGGTATGCGGAAGAAGGATGAGGCATGAGCCAGGTCATCATCCCATACAAGCCGCAGCCACGTCAGCAGCTCTATCACCAGGCAGACGGCGTAGATGAACTACTTTACGGAGGAGCAGCGGGCGGGGGGAAATCAGAAGCCACCATTTGGGACGCGCTCAAGTATGCGATGGAGTACCCGGGCAGCCGGCAGATCATCTTTCGTCGTACGTTCCCGGATCTGCAGCGTTCGATCATCGCTCGAACTGTTGAGGTGTACCCGAAAGAGTTGGGCAAATATAACCAATCCAAGCACGAGTGGACGTTCGTCAACGGTTCGATTATCGAGCTTGCATACTTCGACAGCGACAGCCACAAGACGAACTACCAGGGCGCGGAGTATGACGTCATACGCTGGGAAGAGCTGACGCAGTTTGAAGAGGGCTGGTACACGTACATGCTGTCCCGCCTGCGTGGATCGAAGCCTTATCCGCGCTACGTTAAGAGCACGACGAACCCAGGAAACGTGGGGCATGCTTGGGTGAAACGCCGCTTCATTGATATTGGGGAATGGGAGCAGGTTCACACCGTGCAAGAGACGGATGCGAACGGCGACTCTTTATTTCATCCGGACACGAAAGAGCCGATCATCACCAAGCGCGTATTCATCCCGGCCAAGGTACAGGATAACCCGGCGCTGCTTGAAGCGGATCCGAACTACATCGTGCGTCTGATGCAGCTTCCGGAGCAAGAACGTAAGCAGCTCCTTGATGGAGACTGGGACACGTTTGCCGGTCAGTATTTCAGCGAATTTAGCCGGGCGATACACGTCGTCGATCCGTTCGACATCCCGCAGGAATGGCCCAAGTTCCGGGCGATGGACGAAGGGTATGCCGATCCCTTCGTTTGTCTGTGGATCACACTGGCACCGGACGGCACAGCTTATCTATACCGGGAGCTTGCAAAGTCTAAGCTTTTGACAAGCGAACAAATCGAGCTGGTAAAGCTGAACAGTCCCATCCTTGAGCGCTACGAATACAACGTGGCTGATACGAGCTTTTGGAACCAGAGCAAGACGGAGAACACGAACCCGGCCGAGATCTTCGCC